TGAGTTAGCTAATGGTGATTGTCTGGCGACCGTATGTCGTGTCGCTGAAGTTGTCGACGTCGATGCCATTATCGCGCAGGGCTGTAACACGCCAGCCGGTGCTGGCGGTGAATGGCAACGCTGCCCGCAACAACTGAATGAACTCAAACAACTGCGCCGAGGTGACCATGCCGTTGCCGTCTGGCTGGACTGTCCGGCTGGCAAGGTGCTGGAGCAGGTTCTCGCTCTCCCACTTGCGGCTGGTCGTCGAGCGGCGCTCGATCATGCCGACACCGTCGAGAACGACTTTCTTGTCGGGCAGGTTGGCCGCCACGTCGTCTTCGATGGCGCGGATCAGCACATCGAGGTTGGCCTTCATGTCACGGAATGCCGCGAGGCCGCGCGTCAGGGCCTGCCAGTCGCCAGCATCGGCAAGGTGCTGACGTGCGTAGTCAGCGTCGAGCAGGATCTTGTTGAACGCCGTGTTGGCTTGGTCGGCGGTGATGATGCCGCCAGCTTGCTCAACGGAATAGCCGCTGATAACTACATCTTTACTCATTGGTCCTCCTGTTGGTTGTGTTATCCGTACAGTATAGCAGCTAGTTGTTCCAGCTGCCACTACTCGACGTGCGCCATTGGTGCCACGGGCTGTAGCCCTTGGACTTGCTGTAGTCGTACAGCGCCTTGGCTGCCCGCAAGTTAGTCCGGGGGTGTAGCAGGTCCTCGGACGTCTTGATGATGCCGAGGCTCCGCAGGTAGGTGACCCAGCTGTAGTTGTTGATCTGAGTCAGACCCATGTCTGTCGACCAAACGGTGCCGTCAGCCCTCTTGTTGTAGCCCTTGGCCTGCGCTCTACAACGCGATTCGCGGTACATGATCGCGTCGAGCTTCGGCCAGTCTGCCCGAGCAAAGCCGACCTCTCGAGCCAGCTTCTGCCATTGCGGGCACTTCCATTTAGCGTCGGCGTGGGCTGGGGTAGCTATTGATATGGCCGCCAAGGCGGCAACAAGGATGCGCTTCATTGAGACTCCTTTACGATTATGCGCTCAACGGGGAAGTCCCGGAACGCCTTACGGTAGACGGGGCCGCCGTACACGCAGATCGACCCATCGTCGTTGACCTTCTTGACCACCCACTCGCCGGGTAGGTCCCGTACGCGGACACGCTGCCCATGGGTAAAGCCTTCACTCTCGTCCATCGCGCCTCCCAAGCGTCTCAGGTTGTGGATGCACCTTAGCCTAGATCAACCCTCAAGGCAACCTTTAGGGTTAGAAGTCGCCCGCCATTGGTTTACGCTTGGATACCATTAGCTCTGCCAACAAGCGATCAACACGGCGCTTCTCGGCTGGTGTGAGCGGTGCGCTTTTTAGCGCGTCAATAATACCAGATTCCTCATCAGTAAACAGAGACGCTTCGTCCCAGTTGTCGCCATACCACTCGCTGTAACCCGGTTTGTGCGGACCTTGCAGTATGTCGCGACGGCCAATATCAGAAACTCTATGCCTCGGGTTCTGGTACCAATCTGGTCTAGTCTCGGCAATCACTGGGATGTCAGACGAAGAAACCACGTAGTCGTCAAAACGGTCATTTGCTATACGCACAGTACCGTCAGGTAAATTCTGTCGCGTAATACGGTTTCCAGGCGGAACGCGGCCGATGTAAATAGACCCAGAATCGGGTGAAGGAGGCAGCTTGGTGCGTTGAGTTAGCCCACGCGCGTATTTAGCCACTTCTGAAGCAATACCCTCAAAACGCGTTGGGTCTACTAGCGATCGAGACAAATCAACGCTGTATGCGGCTTTCATGTCGGGCAAAGCGTACGAACCCGTACGTGCCTCAATATTTCTCAACCCTACGTACGGTGACCCGTGCGCGACAAGCGCCCCTCGATACTTCGCCCCGCCACCAGACGCGCCATACCGCGCCACTTCACGATCCAATGCCCGCTCCATCGCCTCGCGGTGCAAGTTATGCGCGACAGCACCCTCAGGTACCCCAGGCGTCAACATGTCGGCCGCATACAACGCCGACTCGGCCAGCCCAGCAGCCCGCTCGACTGGCGATGCCCCGCTTGACGGGTCCACGGCCCGAGCGAAACGCTTTGACGGGTCGTAAAACGTCTCTTTGGCCACTTGGCCTAGCTGCTTGACGGTCCCGACCGGGTCCTTGACGGCGTTAACTGCTTGCTCGAAACCGCTCGGGGCTTCCAGAACGGCGAGCAATTCCTGGGCTTTCTTGTCGGCCTTCTTGCGAGCCAGGTCCTCGGCCAGCGGCTTCGGAGGCATCAGCAGTCCCACTTCCGCAGGGCCTTGTTGATCCTCGAGTTCGGGTCACGGCGCGTCTTCTCGCTGGCCAGCTTGCGCTTGGCACCCTCCATGCGGGCGCAGAACGATTTGCGGCGGGAGGCTGCGGCAGGGCTTGACTTAGCCTGCTTAGCGCTCACCGGGGGCTTCAACTTGCCGCCAGTCTGACGGGCATAGGAGGCTCGCCCCTTGGCGTTCAATCCGCCTTCGGGGTTCTGCCCTTCCTTGCGCTGCCAGGCTGGTGTCGCCATTATCGCTTCTTCAGCCGATGAGCACGGCGCTCGGAGCGCTCCTCGGACCAGCCCTTGTTCTCCATGCGCGTTTCTTCGCGCTCGGTGTACGAGCTTTCGCGCTTCTCGTGGCGGGCATTGGCCTTCTTCTTGGCGAGACGTTGCTTTGGGGTCACTTCATCCTCCCAGCTTCGGACAGGGCGATCGCAATCGCCTGCTTGCGGTTCTTGACGACGGGGCCCTTCTTGCCAGAATGCAGGGTGCCGCCTTTGTATTCACGCATTACCGACGCGACTTTGCGCTGCGCCTTCTTAGTAGCAAGTTGCTTTTTGGGCGTCATTTCTTCCTCGCTACTGCTGCGTTATCGACCAGATTTGGATACGGGCGACCGGCGGCTTTTGCCCGCTTTTTTGCTGCCAGCTTTTGAGCGGGCGTAAGCTTTGTCGATTTCGTCTTGGGGTTCTTCGACTCCCAAAATGGCTTCTTCACCTGGAACCCTGCTTTCTAGCGCAATTACTGTCAACCTTAGCCCAGGTTGTTTCCCAAGGATAGGGCGCTTAAAGACGATGGTTGGGACGATGTCAGGCGTGTCGTCGTCTATTACGCCCGCATCAATAAGCCCATCGATGGCAGCCTTGGCGGACGGGAAACAAGCTCCGGTGTCCTGCCACCGTCTGTTCTGCAGGACTGGCTCAACCATGATTTCGCAAGCCTCAAGCCGTGGGATGCGGGCAGCACGAGCAGCGTCAGCAAACCCCTCCCGCCACCATTTCGTATCCCTTACTCGAACGGCGAAGTGAGCGCTTCGCTCCTGGTTGAGGCTGATTGGACGCTTGCCGTAAAGGGTCAGCGCGTAGGCCTCAGTCACGAAGGGCCTCGAGTTTTGCCTTCTGCTTCCTGAACGACTCAACGTCTTTAATAGCCTGTATTTGTTCTTCAATGATCTGCTGCTCCGTCTTGGCTGGCCGCAACGGCACGTTGAAGAGGTTGAGCAATGCACCAAGACGGCCCATCGGCTTCTCGACCTTGATGTTCGTGCCGGGGATGGTTCTGGCGTACCCAGTCTCGTAGGTCTTGTATGGTCCAAGTTGGACATCGGTGAACGGGATCTGCCCGTCTGGGGCAAGGTCTGCAAGCTTGCGCAGCAATGGGAAGGTGTCGATCGTTACGCCGACAAGCTCCCCAAATCGTGCGGGTGACAGCAGCGAAGGGGAGACCTCTCGACCAGATTGCGTGATAGCTCCGGTTCCAGGCGGACGGCCGAGGTCGGTAATCCCGCCCTTGAGGGACTCGCCAACGGCGGCCGCCATCAACCGTGGCGCAGGGCTGAACAACGCCGCTGCTGGCTCGAGCGTGGCTTCGCTTGCGTTGCCGCTGGCGAACTGCTCAAAGATGTTCCACGGGACGCCCGACGCGACGTCGCTAAAGGGCCCAGCAAAGTCAAGGCGGGACAAGAAGCCCTTGGCAAAGCTCGGGACGTACCCAGCAAGAATGCCGAACGGATCGGTATCGGGCTCGTAAGCCAACTGCCCGAGGTACATGTACCACATGATCTTCGTTGGGTCGTTCATGGCCAGCTTGAAGAACAGCTTGTTGATGTGCTTAACCCAGGCGTAGAACGTGATGTGGGGCATGACATAACGGCGCTCCCACGGGGCAAGGTCGAGCCAGTCGCCCATGACGTCGTTGGCCTGGTTGATCGTGTCCCAGAACAGGCGTCCGATTTCAGCGTTGGTTTCGTGCAAGCGGAAGTCAGCGATGCGCTCCATCGTGACGTCGATATGGTTGCTGTCCAGCTGACGTTGGGCCGCGTTGTACTCCTTGAGCGAGTTCTCAAGCCTCGACATGAAGTAGGCCTGGCGACCTAGGCGGTTCGTGAACTCGTTGAACCTGTAGGCACGTTCGCGGAACCAGCCATAGGCGCGCGGTACTGCGCCGACCACGGGGATGCGTGAAGGCAGAGAGCCGATCTTTGTCGGCTCAATGCCCTTAAGCGCAGCTCGTTCTTCGAGGCGCAGACCAACGTCCTGCAGGCCAGACTCCGAGATAAATTCACCGATCGAGCCAATGGTGCGGTCTGACTCGCCCTTGAACATTTCCCGGACGCCGCCGCCGTAGTTCTGCTCATACGCAACCTTCATGTTCCTGATGAGCTGGTCTGTAGGGATGCCAGTAAGGGCCGACAGAAGGAAGGTGCTGATGATGTCGCCAAGCTGCCATGTAATCGACAGCGGGAGGGTCAGGTTCTTGAATAGCGTTGTACCGCGCTGAACATTCTTGAGATATACGTTAAACGCCGACGGGTCGACGAACGCCGTCTTCCGCATAACGGCGGTACGCACGTATTTTGGCAAGAACCGTGTCGTTGCATTGATGTGCCGATCTGGCCGTGCGGCCTCGATGTTTGTGTATTCACCAGGGTTCGTCTCCCAGCCGCGACGACCCATTTCTTCGCGGATCAACTGGCCGCGTCGTTGCTCATACTGCTTCTTAAAGAAGGCGTCCCTATCCAGGCGGCCTGGCTGGTATGCGTCGATGCCGCCCTCAGACGCACTTGACGCTACGTAGCGGAACGCATCGCGGTCGAATTTCTCAATAAGTTCCGGCCCAAGCAACTCCTCAGCCGTAACGGCAAACTGCGACGACATCAGCGCCACAATCGCCTCGTTCTGGTTCATCTGGCGATTTTCAGCCACGACGCGTTCGATCAACGTCCGCATGTTGTAAATCTCTTCGTAGTTGCCGGTCCTGAATTTCTGGCTAGACAACTTCCGGCGGCCTGTTAGGCCTTCAACGAATACCCGAGCTGGGCCAGGCTCACCCGTTGAGCGGCCCGTAGCGGGGACGTAGCGAGCACCGTAGACATCAACGACGTCACGGAACCTTCCCGGCAGCTGCTGGCCAGTTGGCACCTGTTCTCGTGGCAAGCTCATTGACGAGCGCATTGCTATGGTCACCGGGACGCGTTCACGGCGACGCATGTTGGCTTCGTTCAGAGACGCTTCGACCGCTTCATACGTTGCCCGCACTTCGTCGCTCAACGGCTGTCCATCAGGCTGCCTCATCCGACGCTGCGTTTCTGTCGGGCGCAGGCGAACGCCGAACTCTTGGCTGACAGGGATGTCCTTGCCGCCAACCTGAGTCACCTCTGGCTGCGTGATGATTTCGCGGCCCAATCGCGCTTCAAGCCGTGCCTCTGCTGCTGCAACCCTCGGTTGGAGCGCCCGCGTCTTGGCATCGCGGATGCGCAGCTTCGTTAGCTTCGCTTCTTCCCTGTTGAGGCCTTTAAGCAAGCTGACGCGCCTGCCTTCAAGCTTGGCAAGGCGAGCTTCGGCGTCGATAAGGTCCTTGGGGAACGGTGGCGTTTTCGGTGGCTCGAGTTCGAGCGTTGCCTTGGGACCGCTGTAGGCGGCGGCCATGTTGCCATCGATCGATACTGTCTCGGCAACGTACTTGCGAGCGGACGCAAACGTCTTAAAGACGCGTGTTGTTGACTCGATGGGCAGGCCATCGCTGCCGACGCGCTTAAGCACGAAGTCATTGAGCTTCTTTTTGCCAGCTGGGCCAGGGCGTTCCACCGTGCGCAACTCGTAGGTGCGGGTCCCAGTGTCGAATTGCAGAGAGCCGTCCTGCATTTTCGTCCAGCTCTTTGCATTCAAGGCATTCGTCTTGGGCGGGTCCGTCGACGCAGCGGCCTTCGTCTGCTTCCCAGCATCCTTTGCAACCTCAGCTAATTCGTCCGGGGGGAGGTTAGACAGGCGCTCCTCAAGCTGCGCAGCCAAACCTTCACGGACAGACATAGCCGCCTCGCGAATCGACTCGATGTTGAAGGCGTCTGTCGATACACCTTTTTCGGCACTTAGTACTGGCTGCCGAAGTCTGTTGCCATCAGGACCACCGCCAAGGTTAACGAGGTAGTTAACGTTAAGGCCCTCGATGCCGGTGATGCCGTAGCTCCGGCCCATCCAATTGCCGGTCCGGTCGTAATTTTCGATTGCAGCATCCAGGGCTGCGATGTTTCGCTCAAGCGGGTAGATGTCGTTGCGCAGTTTTGAGTTTTTGCTACGTGCCTTACCGCTGGCTGCGAGCTTTTGCGTCCTGCTTAACGCAGCCTTGACGGCTTTAACCATGTCATTGACGCCACGGAAGTCGACGAAGTCACCAATGTCGTCAAGCTCTTTCCTTAGAGAGCCTGCTTCGTCAACCGCGACAAACGCTTCCTCGGCGCGTTGCATCGTTGGCCGAACGTCAACCGACTTGTACTTCTTGTTCTTTGCAAGCTCGTCCGCGTCTTTTCTAATCGCGGCCTCAATTTTTGCGATTCCAGCCTCATCGAGGACGATTTCGTTTGTTCTTTGACCAGTCTTCAACGAGAATCCTGGAACAGGTGAAGCGAACGGGGCCACATCCGTATCAACGCCGGTACTTTCTTTATACCGGGCCATTGACTCATCCACGTTGTCAAGAATGCGGACAAGCTGGATGACCCCAGGGTAGTAGTATTTCTTGCTATCCCACTTGCCTTCGGTAATTCTCAACTCGTAGAGAACGCCACGGTGGGTTACCCTCACCGACTCCCCTCGCGGCACCGGCAGGGTGCGGGCTGCGATTGGAGCGCCAGGTGCCGCTGGCTCATTGAATGTCTGGCCAGGCCACGACACCGGGTCGCTCGGGCTAGCAAGGGCAGCCTGAAGCGACGAAACGAGCGGTACAAGCTGCTCTGCGTAAATTTCCTGGAGCTTTATACTAGCATCAAGTTCTGCTCTTACTGCGTCAAATTCCTCTCTGCGCAACATGCTCCGTGCGTCTCTTTCGCGAGCGATAGACACATCGATGACCGTCTTTAGGCGGTCAGATAGTTCGACGGCGCGAATGGGGTCAAGGGCGCTGATGTAATCAGACAACTTGTCTGTTAGCTGCGTAATGAATGCTTCTTGCACATCGAACAGCTGTTCCATCTGTGCTTCTACGGCATCTATGCGCGGCCCGTACTGCTCGTCAATTTGCATTACTGCCGCTTGGTATTCGTCGTAGTCCATGCCTTCGTCGAATTGTTCAAGCTCGGCGTCGTATTCCTTTTGCAGCCTGTCTCGTTCAGCTGAAATGACTTCCATGCGCCTATTAATCGATTCCAGGCCGGTTACGCCATTAGCAACTATTTCGTCAGCGCCAGCGAATTCCTTACCAAGTGTCGGCAAGTCAGATAGATCCGCAGGCATGTTCTGCAGGTCCGCATCGATTACGGCTCGCAAGGCCTGCGGGTCAGCGCCCTCAAGCTCAAGCAGAGCCGCTGCCTTTGCGTCGTGGTCCGCCAGCTGTTCGGCAAGCTGGGCAAGCTCACCAGCCGTCTGCTCAATTGCTTCAACCTTTGCCTCAGCGTCGTCGATCGCGCGGCTGAGGTTCTCCACGTTCGAGGCGATGACGTCTCGCCCAACCGAAACGCCTTCAATAACAATGCTTTCCTGCTGCTTCGCGACCATGTCGTTGTAAAGCGCCAGCTGCTCATCGCGGATGGCCCTTGCTTCAGCGACCAATCCTTCGATGCGCCTAGCGCTTTTTGGCAGTTCGCCCTTCTTGTTGGGTTCGACGCGGCGGCCCAGGCGATTGAGCCAGAAGCCCTCCAGCTCCATCAGTTGCAGGTGCATCTCTACGATGTGGCGTTCGGCTGCATCAATAGCAATCTGACTGTCGTACATCTGCTGTGCTAGTGCTCTTGCACGACCCCTGAGCTTGCCCAGCGCCTTGATGCTGTTCATCATGTAGCGGGCTGACGAGCGAGGGAGCTGGCCAGGGAATTTTTGAGCAACGATGTCTTCGACCGTCGGAAGGCCAGTAGTCGGATCCTCCTGAAGCGGGCGCGGTGCGCCACCAGGGCCATCCTTCGGAGGCGGTGTGCCAATGACTTCCTCGACGCCGCGCTGTCCAAGATTTTCGCGGATCGCCATTACTTCAGCGATTCTGTTGCGCTCCTTTGCTGGCCAGATGCTGAGGTCAAGCGTCCCATCAGAGAGGGAGGGCGCAAGGACATTGGTCGGCGTTGCCTCCGCAATGGCAGCAATCATGTTGATGCGCACGGGATCATCAACAGCTCGGTTTGACAGGTCTTGCTCTATCAACCGATCGAAGATGTCTGCGAGGTCTTGGGTCTCCGCAGAACGACGCAATGCCTGCTGCAGCCCTTCCATGCTCGGGACGGGCATGTCCTGGTATGGGTCCAGAGGGTCGCGGACCAAGTCGCCGGTCTTTGGATCGCGGTAAACAGTTCCGTAGCCTTCGCGGCGTGGGCCAGCCAGGTTGGTTTCGATGTAGTAGTCGAGAGCACCAACGGCTTCAGCGATACGGCGGGTCTGCGTTGGGTCGAGACCTTGTGTCTCGAATGCGACAGCAAGGCGGGCACCATCATCGCTAAGAGAAAAGCCCTCGTCTCGCGAACGCGAGCCCATGCTGACAATCGTTTCAAGGTTGAGTTCTGGCAAAGCTTGCTGCAGAGTGACCAGCAAACGCGACCTGCCGTTTCTTACAGCAAAGACGGCTTCCTGTTCGATGGGGCTCAGCGGGCCGTACGCCTTGCCAGTTGCAGGATTGACTTCGTCGAATGCGTATGGCTTCATCAGCATGTTGAGGCCCTGACGGACGATCTGCTGCTTCTTTGCCTCTACTCGGCGGAGTCGATCTTTTGCCCATTGGCTAACCGCGCCACGCTGCACAATCTGCGGCTTGCCGGTGTTGGGGTCGATGACTGCATTGCCGTTTGCGTCGCGCATCGGTGTGCCTGCAAAGCGATTTAGGTCGTCGGCTCGGCGGCGATACCATTCAGCGCGCCCAGTCTGGTCACCGGCGCGCTCTAGGCGATTCGCTAGCTCTCGTAACCTGTCAGCAAACGAGCGACCGGCGGTCCCGGCCAGCCTTGTGGCACCCTTGATTGGGATGGTGTAGGCCATGATTGGCGCAGCGCCAACTAAACCAGTTGATCGCTCGAACGTCGCAGCAGCCTTCTGGCGTTCGCGAGCCTTCTGCGCTTTCTCCGTGTATCCAGCGGCCTTCTCAGTAAACGCAGCAGCCTCTTCAGGTGTAGCAGCAGCTTGAGCCTTGCCAGCGGCTTGCGCGCCCTTTGCTTCGCTAACAGCCGCTGCCCCACCAAAGCCTCGCTTAAAAATGGAGCCAATAAGCGAGATGTTGGCAAAATCCTCGATGAGCACACCAGCAGGCGACTCTCCGTTGCGCAGGGCCTGCGTGATCCGGTCGGTCTTTTCGTTGCTGTTGTACGAAATGCTCTTGGTTTTGGGGTCGTATTGGGGGAAATCGTTGTTGCCAGTTTTGGCATACCAGATGTCCTTGGCGGTGGCTTCCAATGACTTAGCCCATTCGGCACCTGCCTTGGAGAAAACAAACCCGGCTAGCGGGATGTTCTGTGCCCAGCCAACGCCACCCTTCTTCGCCCATTCCGCAGGTTGGCCGAGGCCAAGGCCAACGAACGAGCCAAGGAAATTGCCCATCGACTTAGGCGTCGACAGGATCATCCCTCGCATTTCAGGGACGATTGCTTTGATCGAATTTTTGAGGTCTTCGCCAGTTATCTCGGTATCGACTTCGCCTGGCGCGACAAGGCCCGCCTTCTCAGCTGCTTTAGCTGCGGTGCCTGCAGCAGGTTGCTGATCGGCTGCAGTCCCTGCGTTGGTGCCGCTGTTAAGCCAAGGGGGCGGCCCAGTAGAAGCTGGTGCCTTAGCTGCCGGAGGCTTGAGGCGCGGTGCCATTATGGCGTCGTATCGAAGTCATACAACGGCATCTGCTGGTTGAGGGCCGCAGCCGACAGTCCAGACTGCGTCTTGCCGCGCATCGTCTCCTGCTGCAGCAGGACGGCAAGCGTCATGGAGGCGAGCGGGCCATAGACCCTGTCGTCAACGCTGGCGTAAAGATCGCTCAGGATTTTTTCACGGTCGTCGCTATTCGCTTCGGGGTCGTTGTACATCTGGACAACCTTGTTGATGTCCTCCCCGATTGCGGTCACCTTGTCCTGGATGGTTCCGCCTTCACGGTTGTTGATGTACTCGTACATGCCAGCATTCGACAAGCCGGTCAAAGCCCGCATCCGTGTAGCGCTTAGTCCTGTTGCGCTCTCAATTGCCGAGACCATGTCTTGATCGAGGCGCTTCCTTGCGTACTCCTCGTCGGTACGGGCCCTAGTGATGTCAGACTCAAAGTCTGCTTCGCGCTGACGGACTTCTTCGTACGGCATACCAGTTAGCTGCATCGATCGAGCCTCGCGCTGCTGCTTGTAAGCCTCGACGTCAACGTCCGAGCCGAATGTGCCCGCAGCGAGGGCTGGGTTCATGCCATAGCGACTAGTTGCGATTGCCCGAGCGTAAGCGCTTGCGGGCGTCTCCTCAATCGCCTGCGCTGTCGCCTGGGCCTCGTTCATTGCCTCGGTCTGGGCCCTGGCGTAATCGCGCATTTCTTTAACCTGAGGGCCTGACATCAAGCCAGAGCCATAGGCACCAATCTCGACCGTGTATGGCTTCAGGCCAGCTGCGGCAATGTTTACGCCCTGCTGTGCCCGCTGGGATGCAAGCTGTCGGATCTGGTCAGCGTACGTGCCTGCCTCTTGCTGACGCCCAATAGCTTCGCCAATGATGGCGGTGTTTAGATCCTCTTTGTTGTAATACCCGCCGTACTTGCCTTCCGAAGAAAGGCCGAGGTTGGTAATCGGGACGCCAGACATGATGCCCTGCGACTGCAAGAAATCGCCGTAAGTTGTCGGTTGTACCTTCTGCATCATGGCCTTGCCGAGCGCGGAATCAACCGGCGGCGCAGGATCTGGCTGCTTGACGCCAGTCGCTTTTTCGACCAAAAGTTTCTTATTGCCGAGGCTCATTATTCTGCTGCCATTCTAGTACGGCTTGACGCCATGCGACGAGCAAGGCCCTGGCTGGGCGGCAGCATGTAGTAAGAGTAGTCGGATCCCATCGGCACACCACCCCTAAATGCGTTGAGATAGGGGATGTTCTGCGCCCAGTCAGGGAGTTGAGGCGTTGGGAAGTAAGACCCAACGGGCGGCAGCGACCCATACATGGGGGGCAAAGGCGATGCCCCACCACCGTCGCCGGAGCCAGAGTTCTTCTTTTTCTGCTCTTCCATGTAGGCGCGGTAGTTGTTGACGTAGCTAGGGAGCCTGTTGCGAAGCGCGGTTGCATACGCCTCTTGCCCAGCCATGCCAGTTCCTGCGTACAGGTTTGACTTAAGGACGTTTGCCCCCTCAGTCATGCCAGACTTGACTTCAATGTCCCGCAGCATCGGGTCGGCGGCGGCCATGATTGCCGTCTGCTGGCCCTGCCCGGTACGGATTGACTCGCGGGCATCTTCTGGGTACTTGTAAATCGCTCTCATCGCATTTTTACCGTTGCTGGCTTTTTAACTGGGGCGGGGGGTGTGGGCCTTGGCGGCGTTGCAGGCTTAGGCGGGGTCGCGGGTTTCGGCGGGGTAGCAGGCTTCGGCGGCGTCGGCTTGGGGGTGGGCTTCGGCGCAGCCGTTGGGGCGGGAGCGGGCCTAGTGATAGCGGCAGCGCTTTGTGGGGAGCCGAGGGCCATGTAGGCAGCTGCGACTTCTGGCTGCGTGTAAATGGGCAAAGTTGACTGGACCGGGGTTGCAACAGGGCCGCCTGGTGCTGCTGTCGGCTTTTCCTCCGGGGCTGCAGCTTCTGGCTGCGTCCCGTACTTAGCCGTGTAGTCGGCAATGTTGAGCCCCAGCTGGGTGTCGATGCCAGACTTCTGACCGGCTGCTCGCCCATACAGGTCCAGGACGGACTGCATGTAGTCGCCAGCCTGGCGGGCGCGTGATGTAGCTGCCTGGCCAGAGCGAAGAAGGCCGCGAGACTCGAGGCCGCCCTCCAGGCTTTCGCTCGCCCGTTCGTAGCCCGTGTCTAGCGTTCCCTTGTACTGGCCTTCTTTGGGGCCAGTGTAGGTGGTCTTGCCGGTGGAATCTGTGCCGAAGGTGCCGCCAGCAGCGCGCTTCACCTCAGCGTCAATGCGAGCCTTCTCTGCCTCTGCTGCGGCCCTAGCCAGACCGATCAGGTCGTTCAAGTAGTTCGTGGACGCGGCCATCAGGCGGTCTTCCGGGTTCGCACGACCTTCGGTTTGGCGGCAGCGTCAAGGCGGCGAACGTCCGACTTCAGATCGCGGACGTCGGCTTTGACATCAATCATGTCGCCTTTTACGTCCTTCACGTCGTTCTTGACCTCTTGGATAATGGCCATTGACTGACCGTGCTGCTCTGTGTTCCGCTTATCCAAGCGATACAAGAGCCACATTACAGGACCGCCGATGACTGCGACAACAATTGCCGTGATTGCTTCGTTCACGTCGGATCGCTCCATTGCCAGTGCCACCACTCAAACTCAGGGTTGGCTTGCCCGTTCTCCAAGAATGGCAATCCTTGCAGGGTGAAGCCGTAGGTGGGCGCGTTTTTGCACAACCATTTGCGGGCCCGTTCGGTGAGCGGCTTGGTGCCGTCTTTCGTCTTGGAACCGAGGTCGATGGCGACGCCCCATTGGTGCGGCGAACCCTTGTCGGGGCTGGCTGACGGGGCCATGCCAGGCTTGAGATACCAAGTCGCGCCTTGCCAAGTGCGGGTGACCTGTGGCTTGCGGCCTTCGTCGGTTTTGGAGTAACGCTGGAGGAACAGCTGTTCGACTTCCTTCGGGCTGCGGTATGCGCCGAGGTTGACGAACTGGATTTCCTCGGCCTTGGCGGCTTCAACGAGGTTCTCAAAGTAGATGTTGCATTCGGTCCAGAGCAGGCCACCGATGGGCGTCTTGGTCAGCAGATGCTCGGGAAGGCCCTTCTGGCGGTACTTCTCAAACCCGTCGGGGATGACGAGCGGTGCGGCCGGGATGCCTTTGTTCTTGCCGACGGCGAGCTTGAGGCGGCGGGCGAAAGGTTGCTTACCCGTTGGCATCGGAGCCTCGACCGAATGCCTGATCCTTTGGGTTGAGGTAGCGCATGATGACCGGCAGCGCTGCGGCCCAGAGGGCGTTGAGCGCGGCCTTCCAGTCCTGGCCTGAGGCGATGTACGAGGCGATGCCTGCACCGACGACCGAACGTGCGTATGAGGCGATGATCGCCTTATTCGCTGCTGTCAGCTTCATCTTTCTTTCTCCTTCGTGTGCTTGCTCCAGACCCAATCATCACGCCGGACAGAGCACCTGTCAGGAAGCTGATCGTTGGGGTCAGAATTTTGAAAAATTCGGCGTCGTTGGGAGCTTGTTCCATGGGCTGTGAAACCCAGATAAGGGAATAAAGAATTGTCAGTACGGATGCCACAAGGCAGACGCCGAGGATGAGGCCGATGAAGAATCGAAGCCGGGCGTCAAGCTCGTCTGCTGTGAGACGTTCTCCGCTGCCTTGTCTCAGCCGCATTTGCTGCCGCCCGTACCGCCGACGCGCTCGGTTGAGAAGCCATAGTAGATAGTCGAAGACGGCACCCATCCCAAAGCCTTGTTTTTAGTGCGGATAAGGGTCGTTGCTGTGGTGTTGCGCACATAGCCACATGGGTCGCGGAAGCGGTCGGAACAGGCCACCAGAACGGAGCCGAGGATGATGGCTGCGACGATCAAGCGGAGAACCATGCCGTAATCGTGGCATAACGCGGACCCGTTTTCTAGGGGTTACGAGACTTTGCGGATGGTGCCACGCAAGATCATGTACGAGCCCGTCACGTTTGTGCCGGAGTATGCGTTGGCAAAGTCCACCAGCTGTCCACCACCAGCCGTTTGGTACGGGGTCATTGAGCCTGTGGAGCCAACCAAGACCGCCCCTTGGAATATGGCCGTCCCGAACCCGCCGTTACTCCAGAATGCTTCGATTGACCCTGCGGTCGAGCCGTAAGTGCCAGGCGGCAGGTTAACGCGGAAAGTATTTGCCGCATTCAGGGTGCCGGTCAGGAAGACAAGCGCCTCAAATACCATGATCTGCCCAACGATGTAGTAGGTGCCAGATGCGGACGAGATGTTGAATGGCCCTGTCGGATACAAGGTTCCCGACGTGGCCGTCACGACATTTGGGGCGCTGATCGTTACGATCCCAGTCGCTCGGTCAATGGCGATGTTGGTGCCAGCGACAATGCCTGAAACGATGTTGGTGTTGAGGTAGTCCTCAAGGATGTTGTCCCGTACCGATAGGTCGTCAATGACCTGCTCAAGTTTCTTTTTGTCCGTCAGGTCGGCCAGCCCGCTCGAGATGTCGTCCCAGCGGATCGGGAACTCAAAGAGGAGCATGCTGTTCGCCTCTTGCGAGCTTGGTGATGTGCCCGAGCCCTGACCAACGCCTATTGCCGAAAGGGTAGAAACTGTTTCCGACGGGCCCGATCCTGACGCGCCGTAGATGGTTTGCTGGGCGAGGCCGTCAAACCGCTCGGTCACATCTGCTCCGTCAAGACGGCCATGATGCGACGCACCTTCATGCCAGCGAAGTTGACTTGCACCTCAAATCCGTATCCGTAGCCGGGGTTATCCGGCCTAAAACGAAAAACGCGGCCCATGAAGCGGGTGCCAGTGCCAGGGATTGCAGACGTCACGTAGTTGCCAGCGTTCATGGTGGTTGACGATACGTTGCCAACAGAGAACGCTAGATCAGCAGGCGGGAACTTCATGTTAATTGCGCAGCTAATGCTTGCGTCGCCGCCGTACTGGTTCGGGCTTCCAAGCTCTGCAAGCTCGACCTCGACATAGACGTCGGTGACGGTGATTGGCGTCTGACTCATAAAGTCGGCAAGCAGGACTGTGCCTGTAGCTGGGTTGCCAGCCGCGTCTGTGCCGGGCTCAAACGTCGGGATACGCAGGGTTTGGATCGCCACCTTCTTGTCGGTGACGTTGTGTTCCATGATGACGCAGGCTGGGCTGGACCAGAAGTCTGTGCGCGATTGCGTGACATTAACTGGGTAATACTTGACCGTGTCGCCAGTTGCTGCGGTCGTCGCTGTCGGGATCGTGATGCGGCACCAACGACCCTGCTGGTTCAGCAAGTAGATCATGCCCGTTACGTCTGTGTCGTCGTCGATTGTGTGGCAGACCTGCAAGACGCCAAGTGGCCCCTTGCCGAGGTTCAGGTTCTGGACGTTTCCTGCGAACCGCTGGAAGGCCATCGGCTGCACCCGCGCACCGTTGACCGTGTAGAGGTTGACTGGGTATCCGATTGTTCCAGTGTCGGTGTTAAAGACGACCTGATTGTTCCACTCGGACGCTGGGTCGGAGCCGAGAATGCCGAGCCCGTTGTTGACTTGGCGTACCGAAGCCGAATAGTTCAAGACGCCCGTAACGACGTACCAGCCTGATGGTTTGCCAATCAGCAGGTCGTAGTTGCGAGGCACGATAGCGGTGATGTTGTCGTAGAGGTAGCCGACGCTGATGTAGTTGGTTGGCGTCCAGGCGGTGAAATCTGCTGCATTGGAAAAATACAGGTTTGATGACTGGCCGTAGCCAACGAGCCTCGCGCCCCAAACGGCCGTGCCGAGGACCTGCCCGTCGCTGGTTGCCGACATGCCGCTGATGGTGACGAGTGTCGGGAAGCCAGCCCTGACTGTGCCGTCGGTATTTAGCTTGTATCGAATCAATGACCTGTAGTCGCCCGAAACGTAGACATCGACGTAGTCGTTCTTTGGATCGCCGCTCACCATTGTCGGACGGACAGTCAAAAAGGCTGCAAGCGTCCCGGTGAGACTAAGCGTGTGACGCACTACGGTGCCGGTAGAAGTGACGGCGTATAGGTACGCTGCCGAGGCTGTCTTGGCGGTGAAGCAGGTGAGTCCGTTCAGCCCTGCGGGCGGGCCGACGTCTGTCCACCCGGCGTTAGTGATGACACCAGACGACACGTCCGTCCCAGACAGCAGTAGCGTTTCTGGGCTGTACATCGGGATGAGGGTCGCGTCGTCCATTGCGACGGCAACGTTCTGGCCCGTGAACGTGTTACGGGGTTGCTTGGTGGCCGAGGCCCCGACGTAGTAGCCGCCCGTGAAGTCGTCCCATTCGACGATCTTGGTGGCCATCAGTTACTGCCAGTTGACGTACGAGTATTCGCGGGCGGTCTGGATTCGTCGGCCGGTCTTGCGACGGACGTCGTCACGCATCCTGTTCAGCAGGTCGTTTGACTGGTTCAAGTAGACCTGGGCGCGGCCTTCGTCTTGGCGGCGGAGCGCGCAGAGGTATGCCCCGTAGGCGACGAGCCATTGCTGGAGGAATGCTGGCATGAGCGGGGTTGAGGTGTCCGCAACCAGCTCTGGTTCGCTTTTGTAGTAGTACATGGTGGCGAGAACCATTTGGGTGCCGACAGGGTAAATCTTGACTTGGTTGCCGACGATCGTCCAGACGTACGGGTAGCCGAGCTGGTCGGTGTAGAGGAACTGGTTCAGGTCAACGTAGGTGACGGGCTGGTCGTTGATGACGAGTTCTTTGGCGCGGATGAAGTCGCAGGGGAGTTCTGCGGTGCCGACGTTTGCTGGGAACGCGAGCTGGGCAGATGTGAGAAGCCACGGCCAGTCGCGGGTGGTGGCGATCACGTTCAGGGCGTCTTCGATGGCCTGGTTGACGACGGTGTCGGTAATGAGGCCGTCGCCCGACGAGGGGATGGCGAGACGGTTTTTGATTTCGGTGCGTAGCTCGCCGCGATTCATGCGTCTGAGCCTACTATGGCTGTGGCGTTGTTTTCTTGTAGTGGCCCGTAGCGGTCGTCGAGCTGGCTGCTGTAGGTGGCTGCGATCTGCGGCACCAACTGCTGTATCAGCCCGTTCATTTGCCGTTGCGCTGAG